TTACTCTGTGGGTTCCTCTTCATCGAGCTTCAGCGATTTGGCCGCCTTTGTTTTGAGGTCGGATCGGGACCGCACGTACCGCGCGAGCACCACCTGCGGTGAGCTGCGCATCATCTCGGCGACCGTCCTCACGTCGGCGCCTTCCTCCAGGAGCCGCATGGCGAAGGTGTGGCGAAGATCGTAGGGGCTCATGCCTTCGAACTCCGAGCCGCGCACGATGCCGGCGAACATGCGCCGGATCGCTTCCTGCCGGATCGGCTTGCCGCTGGCGGTTGCGAGCAAGTAGCCCGGTGGTGATTTCAGCGCCTCGGAAACGAGGACCGGGTGCGCCGCGACCCATCCGCCTCGACCGGCGGTCTTGAGCCGCGTGTTCACCTTCCCTCGATTGGCTTGCCGGCGGACCCAGAACCCTCCATCCTCAAAATCGGAATGCTGGAGCCCGGCCATTTCGGCGGGTCCAAGGCCGTGAAGGCCGAGAAGAACGACCAGCACCATCCGGCCACGCCGCACACCCTGCTCGGCCATCGCCGCCGAGAATCGCGGCCTGGCCCCGTACGTTTCGGCTTCGTGCGCCCGCGCGAGGGCGATCAACCGGACCGTTTCCGCCCGGCTCAGAATGCGGAACGTCTCGTGACCTGGCGCGGCATAGGGCGGCGGCTTGGCCGCGTCCCGTACGGGATTGTCTGGCCGGCCACGTCGCACCACGCGAAACCGCTCAAACAGTCCGGAGAGGTAGCCGAGGTAGCGGGCCCTCGACGATCGAGACATCGGGCGAGCTGCCCGCTTGATTCGGCCAAGTTTGTCGCGCAGCTCTTTGGTGTGGAGATCGGCGGCCCAGCGCTCGACATCCTCGGGTCCGAGTTCGGTCATCAGCATGTCGCCGATCGGGTCGCGATCGATGTGCATGCGGTGGACGGTCTCGTAAAGGTCCCATGTGGATGGCGCCAGGGTTCCATCCTGAATTCGGGCACTGTACGCCCCCTCCAGCGTTTGCATCGACCACGTGCGAAGAGTGGGGATTTGAAGTGCGGCGGCGGGCTTGGTGCCCTGAAGGGCCTGAAGGGCTGCCTTATAGTTGAGGACCGCCTGGGCCTTCGTCGCCGCCGCCTCGCCGGACACGCGTACCCCGCGGCACTTGCCCCGGACTCGGTAGAGGCCGCTCGGCAGCTGCTCGATCGTCCCCTCCCCTCGAACTCTTTGCCTTGCCATTGGGAACCCGTTGGGCGGGCAGACTACTCAAGAAATCCTGCCACTGCCGCTCGTTCAGGTAAGTGATTCGACCCCGCCACCGCGCCGCAAGACGTCCAGCTTGCACCAAATCGTGCAAGCTCGAAGCCGCCTCGCCGTACATTTCCGCGAGGATGTGCAGCTTGAGCCAGCGGTCGAGCGGGTCGAAGGTCATCCGTCTAGGCGTCGAGCCTCAGCTCCTTTACCACCGCTTCGTAGCTGAAGTAGGCGAGGAGTGGTGGAAGGTCGTCGGTGAACACTAATGGCTCATTCACTGTTTGGCGGAGCGGACGAACCGGGATCTCCAATTCGGCGCAAATGATCTGCTGAAGATTCAATAGGCAGACCCGTCGCTTTTTAGAAACGGCGACAATGTGTGGGAAATGCTCCTCCGAAAAGAAACCGAAATCCAACCCGGCCAGCCGCCTTTCATGATCAAAGTACACCTGGTACCCGAACTGCTTGAACTCGTTCACACCCAAACGCTGGGCCGTTTGCCAAGGAATCAAGGTACCGGCTCGACTCAGGCTAATCGAATCCTTCTTCGCCTTATGCAGCGCGGCGGGCACCGTTTTTTCGAATACTTTAAACCCCATTACTGCGCCACCATCCATTTCGCATGCGCTCCCGCAATGCGGCAACCCGGGCTTCTAGTTCGCGGCGAGCCGACTCCTCATCAGCGCCAATGCCCCAGAGGGTCGGTCGCGGTTCATCCGTAAGCGTCGCCATCACGGCGCCATCTTTCTGACGGCGAATGTAAACGGTAATGCCGCTACCTGTATCTAAGAGCTTAGTTCCTGTTCGTTTCCTCATTTTTCTTTTCCTCGTATGCAGTTTCAACCGCCTCTCGCAGGGCCTTGGTCAAGAGGTCAGACTTTGCGGTGGCCGCCACCAAGGCGCTGTAGAGCGCATCCAGGTGTTCGTCTTTGGCCAAGATGATCGGTAAAGCCTTAACTCCTCCCGCCTCCGGCCAGGCCACGACCACGATGACGCTCCCGCCTCGACGGTGCAGTTCGGAGGTCAATGCACCAAAACGCTCGATGATCGGCGCCAATTCGATGGGCGGGGTCAACCGTCCCACCGGATTCCCATTGAGAACATCGAAAGTGGGCGAAGTCGCCGGTACACGCCGTCACCTTCGCGTTGTGAGCCAGCATTGCCCGCACTGGTATTGCCGCCGATAGTCGCGACGTAGCCCGACGGGACAACGGCGCCTACTGGAAGATGCTGGACGGGAGCACCTAAGCGTTGGCCGGACGGCGTGGTCACGATCTCGATGTGGCCGGTGCCGTTTGCATGGATCCAGTAAACCAAATCCCCGCGGCGCAAACCTTCCAAGGAAACGGCAAGCTGGCGACGAATGGACCAGTCAGCCCAAGCGGAAACGCGAGCGGAGCGGAACTCTCTGAACCCAGCGTTTCGGAGGCAGAAACTCACAAACGCCGCGCACCAAGCGTTGCCCGGGCCCAGCTGAGTTCCTTCGTAAAGAATGCGGTCCACCCAAGGCCCTCGATTGTTGCCTACTTCGCGCACCCGTGCAACATCGGCAAGATAAGCCGCCCAGGCGAGGGCGCGCTCGGTTCGAGGTAGATCGGCGAATCGCTTCGGGTCGAAACCCGGGGGTGCTTTGTAGGGTTGGGTTGTCATGGCATTAAGAATCGTTTCGTTTTTTGCCCAGCTTTTCCTTGAGATCGTCGAGGCTATCGAAAAGGGGCCCATGTGCACTCATCCAGTACTCGGAATAGCCGTTGGGACTATAACTGCGGAGCCGAGCGCACGCGTACGCGGGGTTGCCTTTCTTGTAGTGCGTTCGGGCAAATTCTCTACCCTCTCGAACAGCGCGTTCGTCGTTTTCGAATAGCTTGTCGCAAACCCGCTGCCCATTCCAAAAAATGCGCAAGACGACTGCACGCTCACCCGATGGATTGTCGCGAAAGACGGATAGTCGATCCCGCATAATATCGAGCGCATTGCTGGCCGCTAGTTCTGGAGTCGCACCTTTCGCGTAAGAGCTAGGCATTTCAAGGACCTGCGATACCCAGTCACCATCATCTTCGATGTATTCCAGGGCGATCGTCAACTTGTCAAGCGGAAGACTATTCATCGTTTCGGCCTGTGCAGCTCACACACTTTGAGCACAAAGCGACCACGAATGACTTCAGCTTGGCAAGCCCCGTAGCTGGTTAGGTCAAGAACTTCGAATTCGACTTGTGTCATCGGTTCGGTGTTTCGTTTCTGCCAGAACTCCCAAAGTTCCCGGGAAGTTTTGCCGTCAATTTCCCATTCAAGGCTTTGAAGGTAAGGGAACCCTTCTTGCACCCAGTCGTCTCTGCCCAGGGTCCGAGTGTCCACGTTTAGGGTGACCCGAACGATGCGAATATCCGCGATCTTATGCCCTCCATGGCGAGGGCTCTTATCGTAGGCATCGACGAACGCCCCATTCGCCGCGGCTCGCTGATACCATTTGATGGTTTGCGGTTTCCAAGTCCGCATCGTTTGGGTTTTCTGCCTTGTCACTACGGCCGGCCAGGTGCTGCTAAAGGAAAGGATCATTTAGGCTCCTTCGCTTCAGTGGATTGGTCAAGGACGGCAACGGGGTCGGATGCGTTTGCGCCGAGGCCCTTAGCGTCCAACGGACTGCCACCCGTTCCACCCATGTAAACGTCCATTTCGCCATCTGGACCTGGCACAAGCCCTACCACCTGACGCCACACCAAAAGCGGGTCATTCTGAGCCATAGAGTGCGTTTTGATGATGTCCCCGCACACAAGTTCTCCGTAGGTTATGATTTTCTGTCGATCGCCTAACGACACGTACCGTGGGAACTCCGACCTCGTTAAATCAGTCGGCAGATAGCCGGATAGGAGCGTACGGGCGTTTTGCTGGGCAGCCAAAAGAATGTAGGTGATGATGCAGTTGGCTCGCTCCTGAATAAGGTTAAGGCTTCCATCACTACGGACCGGATTGCTCCTGTCGGCATCGATAAGGCATTCGGTTAGCCTGTAAAGGGCTTCCGCGGCGTGTTCATTCATAAGGTTCCGTGTTTCGCTCATTGGTTGTCCTCCAAGTTGAGGGTCGCCTGCTCGTGGCTGATCTCGGCATCACGTTTGAGCCGCGCCGCAATGGCTTTCGGTGATGGCCCGAGGGCATCCTCCAAGGCCTTGCGCCACGCTTCGTATGGGTGATACGACCGAATTCCAAAGGGGTACGCCTGGGCGAGCTTCTTGCGCAGTTCTGGCTCAGGAAGCTCGGGGTTTTGCGCGATTACTTCTCGAATCACCTTCGCCGCTTTGGCGCTCCAGCTAAGGGGCATCAGGGCTGCTTCTCCCACTCGCAGTCCGGGTGCACGCCTCTCGTCCAAATTGCGGTGAGTTCCCCGAAATCGGAGTCCTCTTCGATTTGAAACTCTTCGACTGACGCGCGAATCGCAATGTCCACAACCTCGGCTTGGCGAACTTGGCTTAGATGTTCGTCCCCTGCTATTAGAGCGGCAGGTAGGCTCTTAAAGAGTCTGAATGACTCAATACCGTCCCCGCTAAGCCTATAGAACTTGAGGCTTGGTGGAAATGGAGGCTTGTACCTCTGTTTCATGGCTAGCCATCGCTCGACTTCCTCAAGGAAAACAGTCCTGGGGACATCGACGTAACTGATGGCCTCTTCGTCGTAAACGCGAGCAGTCCACCGGCCGCCCTGACAACGTTCTATATAGGGGAACTTGCAGTCCACGCTGCACGTTCTGTTCATGTAGATAATCAGGTAACCGTGCGGTTCGAGGAGCGGACAGAGGTCCGGGTCTTCCGCATACCGGATAGCGTCGTCAAGAGAAAGAAACGCGCCCATGGGCTCGCCTGAGTTCCAAACTTCGAAGTAGCAATTGAAGGGCTGCAGCCCACCATCAAGTTTCGGCCCTTCAGCAAAGTTCATCGGTTCACCGGCTGGCCAAGGTCGGCGCGGATCGCGGCGTCATCCCGCAGCGCAGCTTGCGAATGGCCGAAAAGGAAGCCCATGAAGATGCAGATCAGGGCGACCACGGCGACAAAGAATGGCGGAGGCACTTCGGGGTTCATGGGTTCGAACTGATCAGGATCGGTCATTGAGGCTCCTGAGGAATTCCTCGTAGTCTTTAGCCCAGCGAGGTTCCTTGGCGATGGCGGCTTCGCCGGGTTTCCAAGGGCCTTTCACCACGTAACAGGCGTACAAGAATGCCCAACATGCGTCGCGGGCGATGGCGGCTTCGCCGGGTTTCCAGGGTTTTTTCACTACGTTGCGGGCGTAGAGGTAGGCCAATTCGGCGTCCTGCGCGATGGCGTCGAGTTCTTGCTTAGTCATTGCGGCGACTCCTCCTGTAGGTACTTCTTGGCCAGCGCTCGGCCTTTCTTCCGTGCTTCCTCGATTGAATCCGATCTTTCGGTGACGCTGGCAAACTGAAGAAACGATTCTCCACGGAAAAGGTCGCAACAATAACCCGGCTCCATCGGTGCCCGACTTTTCCAGACCTCCAGCCGGATGCCCTGCATGTGCTCCGTGTATACGGTAGGGAAATAGCTCAATCTCCCGCCTCCGAGGCAAGCGTTCGCTGAATCAGCTTGCAAACGTCGTCAGTCGCATGGACCACTCGTTGCACGGCGTCCGCTGGAACCTTGATTTCGATGCAAGGCGTCGTAATCAAGGTAAAGGCGGAATCATCAATGTCGAGTAAAACGTTTACCGCGATTTCGTTTGCATTAAGAGTAAGCAAAGACGGCCTGTGAGCTCGCTCAAAGCCGTTGTCAGCGCTGACCACGGCGGTGAACATGACCCTCATCGGCCTGCCCCTAGTGGCTTCTGTCGGGAAACACCGAATCCGGAATCTTGGCCGTCGCGATATCCGTTTATGTAGGCAGTTGATCCGCTGTTGGGGAGACCTACTTTCGTGTACCGCAACGTAACACCTTGTCCCTTTAGCCAGTCACTAGCGGCGGACCTCTTCTGGGCCAGCGAGCTATTAAGCCGAACTAGCGCATGACTTTCTTTGCCCGGTAAAGCCGTGCTTCCAGGCCGATAAAGGTCTTCGGCGATCTTGTGGATAGCCATCGAAAAACCTTGGCAATACTCGCGCCCCCCATTTCGAATCACGTTTCCGTAGCGGCCTTGCCCAATGGTGGTGATCACAAGCAGCCATTCGCTGTAAAGCTCTTGAGTGAACTGAACGTCGGCGGCTGGCCCGTAAAAGGTGTATCCGCATTCGATTACCTTTGCTTCGAACACTCCTTTGGTTACCGTTGCGCGTTTCTCGTATACGCCCACCGAGCCGACGGCTTTTGCAACGGCATCGGCTAAGGTGAAAGCCCAGACGGTGGCCTGCCTTGCTCCGGATGAAACCCAGGCGGAGGCAAATTGCTCCTCCTTGTCGTTCGGCGCCTCTACCTCGATCTCGGCCTGCTCGAACTGATACTGCGCGATTAGGCCAAGCGCGGCGTCCATCGCATTCTTGATTTCCCCATCCGACGCGGCGCAGTTTTCTGCGAGGCGAAGAAGCTTGCGGATTCGCTCTAACGCCTTTTGCTTCCTCTCCGCAAAACCCTGGGCGGAATTCATCGGGTCACCGCCCCTAGCGCAAAGCCGATCGCGGCCACGAAAAGAACCGCGGCCGCGACGCAAAGGTAAAGCCCGAGGGGAGTTCGGGCCGTCCCCTGGTCATCGGCTCCCCTTCCGGCCTGGAATCCATCGCGAAGCCCCTGCGCGTAAACGCACACGGCGAGCGAGGTCTTGTCGTCCGCCTGGCGCAGCTCGCATTCCGCCACGAGGTCGCAGGCCTTGATGCGCCGGCAGTACTCCTCGGCGAGTGCGATGTACTGCTTGATCTCCTGCAGACTGATCGAGCTCACGCGAAGACCGCCTCAAGATCTTCTGCCGACGGCACGGGCAGGCTGACCTGGAACGGCACGACCGAATCCTTCGAGTTGCGGTCGAACCAATAGAGCCGCCAGCAGGCCAGAAAGGCATCGAATACTTCGCGCCCGGCGTCCAGCTCCAGCAGCCGGCATTGGCCGTCGCGCACGTGCAAGACGGCGGCCCGGGTGAATTCGGGCACGGGAAGCTTTTCACCGCTGGGTAAACCGATGAACTCGGCGTAACGGTAAGCCGCGAGCTGGAGCGCGTAGCTCGAATAGACCGACTTCGACGTCTTCACGTCGACCAGCACTCGGTCGCCGCCGAGCGTAATGTCGGCGTCCGCCGATCCGGCGTAGTTATAAGTGTCGGAGAACAGCTGGAACTCGCTGCGGTTCCAGACCGGCTTCATCCGATCCGCCCAGTCGAGGAAGGCTTCGACGTCCGGCCAGAGCCGCGCGTGAATCTGCCGCTCCAGCCCGCCGAGCTTTGCCGCTTCGCTATCCGAGAGTCGCTGCGCATAGATGCGCTCGGCTCTTTCGTCCGCGAGCTCGGCGCCCGATTCCTTGGCGTGCTGCTGAATCGCGATCCCGCGAATGGCGCGCTCGGTGACGCCGAGGATGTCCTGATCCCCTGCGGCGACGCCGTCCACCAGGCTGTGGAAGAGGGTGCCGAAATCGGCCGCGGTGTCCCGCACTTGGTTGTGCGCCTGGCGCAAGCTGTCGTCCTGCAAGAGGCTCGCCGCGGCAGCCAGATCGATTCGCCCGGCGGCCAGGTCCTCGCCGATCGCGGCGGCACGCTCGGCGACCATCTTTGCCGCCCAGTCGACCAGCCCGTTTCCGGAGCTGAGCTTTTCTTTGATCGTGGAAACCCGCTGGTAGGGGCCCTTGCCGTTGAATCGATAGCCGTACCGGTTCAGGGTGACGGCGCCGTTTTTGAGGGTGCTTGGCATTGTCGTTGATCTCGTCGTTGTTCTGGGAAAAAAAGACCCGGCGCCCATAGCGCCAAACGCCGGGCCAAGGGAGGATCAGGCGGCCTGCGTCGAGGCAGGCTCGTTAGAGGAGGAAATTAGAGTGGCCTGGCGTCTGGCATCATCCCCGGGCGCCAATCCGGCCACTTGAGACGGATCGACGAGGGCGAGCACATGCTTGTCGTAAGAGAGCGTCCACGCTTGCAGGTAGCCCGTGTCGAGCTCAGTGCCCTTGATGACAAGCCTTGAATCGGAGCGTAAAACACTCACGACCTCGATCCACGTGCCCGGCCAGAAGATAGGGCGGGAGGTTTCATCCCCCGCCCGGCAAGGGAGAAAGTTGAGCGGCAAGCCGCCGCTCATGCGGAGGACTTGGCCGACTTGAACATCAAGCGCGCTGAGAATTCGGTATCGGATCATGGATGTTTGGTGATCTCCAGTGACCAATTATGCAAATTAGACCAAAAAATGTCAAGCATGTTTGGCCAGAAATGCAAATAAAAGTCGGGCTTTAACCTGCCGTCAAGGCGGTACCTTGTTGCGATGGGCACGAATTCGACGCAGCCGATTCCAGCAACCGCAAATCCGCCGGGACTGGATGCTTATGTCTCGTGGCGAGACGGCGTCGACCGCCAGCTCCGCTTGTCGCGCCCGGATGTACGCCCGGAAGATGTTGATCCCGCAGGCGCTTACGCGTACTTTCGGCGAAATTTTTCGCCTCGCGACTTCGTTTCCCTGGAGGATTTGCCGCTGGTCGACGTGAGGAGGTCCAATACCATTCGGAATTCGCCTCGGCCGGAGGCCATCGCGCTCTCGATAGGGCTCTATCTGGCGAGAATCACGGCGGGAGCGGCGTTTTTCGCGTGGGCGCTTCGCACGCTGCAAATCGATGGCAGCGCGGGTCCCTTTATCACGGCGCTTGTTGCCATCGCGCTGCTTGACGCTTGTCTCGGCATCGTTCTTTGGAACATGGTCCGCGAACGTCGTCGGGTCGAAACTTCGATTGCCTGGGTTGGCGCCGCCCTTCTGTTGAGCTTAGTGCTGGCAACTTATCCGGCGTCGATCTACTTCTTGGCGCTGACTTCGCGCTAGTCGAAATTACGGTACATCAAGCCTGAGTCCGTCGGAATCGTAATCAATCGTTTCACGAGTGCCACGCGATCGAAACCATCCGACGAGATACCCGATGAGGCGCCACCCCTCGATAGGAGTTTCGCCGTCCAGTGCATTCAGCTTGCCTTGCATCCATTTAGAGTCGCGCCACCGCAACTGCACAAAGCGTAATTCACCGTTGCGCTCAATCAAAAAGGGAAGCCTCCGGGCGACGTCGCTTTTACGAATTATAGCGATATCACCAGGCTCTAAAATTGGCATCATTGAGTCGGTGTCTACGATGTAAGCGAAATCACCAGCAATCGCAAGTTTTTCAGGCACGGATATCACCGCTTGTTCAGATCGAACGGTCACATTTTTATGTTGCAATGCATCTTTTCCGACAACCAGTATTTCCACCATTGGCATTCCAGTAAGAGAGCGAAGAGCCGATTGCTGAGGTAGGTTGACACCGCTTTTGCCGTTTGTGGCTGTCCCGTCAAGCTCTTGCACTGCTTGAAGCATCTTTTCCCAGTCGTAATCAGACTTCGGAAAGCTTCGGCCTTGAACCCATAAGCGTACTGATTCGTGGCTCCGGTTGATTTGGTTCGCAAGCCATCGATAGCTCTTACGGTGTCGATCAAGCCCTGACTGGACGGTTTGTGCCCGCATATCTCGCCTCACTTGGCAAAGATGACTTTGCTGGGCCAAATATTACTTGACAAATATTGGTCCAATGACCATAATGACCACGTGAACTCCGACCGAATTGCCCTTAGGCGAGGTGGTGCGCCCCGAAAACTAACCCCTGAGTCTGAAATTTGCTTAGTCCAAGACTACTTGCAGGGCAAGCTGAAAACTCGGGCAATAGCCGAGAAGTACGGGGTCAGTCGGCAAAGCGTTTCCGTGATCCTGAAGCGCTGGAGCGAGCAGAAGCCAGCCACGCCGCCAGATGCCACCGAGTCCGCGGACACGCCTCCGGCGGCATCCGATGACCCGTGCGTATAGGGCTCGCGAAATGGATTTGACCCTTTCCGCTTCGACGATTCGCTCCGCCGGGCAACGAAAACCCGGCCCGGCGTCCTACGCCGCTTGCCCCTCGGCAGCACCCAACGCCTCCTGCGTATGGGGTGCCCGATGAATTCTTTCGTCGAACTCGACCACCGACGCGCTGATGCCATTCAGCGCGTCCTGCGACGTGCCTCCCGCCTCGGCGTCGCCGACCGTCACGCCCTGTTTTCCGACCTCACCATCGTCCAGCAGACATCGGAGGAGATCGGCCGGCAATGGCCATCGGGCGGCCCTTTTGCGCGGACGTCTTATAAGGCCCGTGAAATGGGGCCCTTTTATTCCGAGCCGAACCCGGCCAGCTCCGAGGTGGACCGATGAAGGTCTACCTCGTCCTGCTGGAGGACCACCGCGGCGACTTCGAGTGGTGCGCGTGCGACACCGCCGACGAAGCCTTCTCGCGCGGCTGGCGATACGCGGATGAGCGCGACGCGTGCCGTGCCTACGTGAGCGAGCTCGAAATCGGCCTGGCCGACGCCACCAACTTCGTGACCCCGATCGAGAAGGGCCTCATCCAGCCCCTGCCCCTGTTCCTGAAGCGCCGCCCGCGCACGGCCAAGGATCGCAAACCATGAACAACCTCCGCTACTCCCTGAGAATCGGCATTCGCCACCCGTGGCTCCTTTTCCCCAACGTCGGCGTCGTCGTGCTCCGAAACGTGCTGCCCAACGAGGCATCGCGAATTTTCGACGCCGCCGTAGTCCTCAAGACCTTGATTCAGCCCTACATGCCGTCCGGGTTCGCCTTGATCGCAGAACGACGAGAGGAGAAATCCTAGCTTGACTCCCCACCGGCCCGCCTCGGCGGGTCCTTCTGGATACCAAACCCATGAACACCCTCGATAACAAAATCGCCCACGACATCGACGCTCCCGTACCGCCGGCCTCGGCGGTGCCCATGACCTCCTCCGGTGGTGGCGGCTGGCGCATCAGCTGCGGCTGCATCAACCGCGGCAGCGGCCGCGCGGACTCCCCCGACTTCGACGGCGAAAAAACGTCCGCCCTTGTCGGGCGCCTCGTCGAAATCCACGAGTGGACCGGCGAAGATGATCGCGGCCGGCCCTACCACAAGGTAAGCGCAACCCTCAAAACGTCCACCGGCAACGAGTGGGTGGCGGTCTCGATGTCGAGCAAAACGGCCTCGAACACCTTCATGGAAGGGCTGCTCGAAATCGCCCTCTACGAGTTGGTGCGCATCAGCGCCCGATCGGGCTCGACCAAGGGCTCCGACTACGACATCACGTACGCCAACTGGGACCGGGTCGATCCGGTCACCAACAAGCCGACGCCGATCAAAGTTCCCCGGTCGCAAACCTCAGAGCGCTACGATGCCGCCGCGGCGCAGGAGCGGCATCTGGAGCAGTTGCGCACCCACCCGGCTTACCGCGGCGTGCCCGATAAGGTGCGCGAGAAGCAAGAGGATGCGCAGTTTGAGGAGCCCCGCCAGGCGACGGCCACGCTCCTCGCCCAGCTGAAGGCGCGCATTCGGGAGCGCAAGCTCTGGCCGGCCATCGAAGACCGCGAGCCAACCTACCTACTCATGGCTCGCAAGTGGCACGAGCGAGTGGTCGGCGGCGGCGACGCTCCCAAATGGCAACGAATGGAAGACCTCCCGCAGCTCGTCGTGCAGGGGCTCATCGACGGTCATGAAAAGAGCACGTCGATCCCAAAAATCTTCGACGAGTACGACCCATTCGCCGAGTGACCCGCCACGGAAATAGCCCCGGGCCCACGGATGGGCCCACCCCTTTTCTTGATTTGCACCATGACGTACAACGAGCTGTTTGGGATTGAGGAACCCACGCCGGAGCTGGAGGACGATCCTTTCGCGCCCGGCGGCAAGTCGCCTCGGAAGTCACGCAAGGCTTCGGACTTTGACGACCTGCCCGAACTTCCGCCTGACTTCCCGATCGATGCCCTTCTCCGGCCACAGAAAAAGGGCGAGTCGGCATTCCAGTACAACGCCTACCGCACACGCGCCATCCGTCTAACCCGAATTCAAATCCGCGCCGAGCAGCGCCAGAAGGCGAAACTGGAGCGCGAGGCGCTGCCCAAGGAGGCAAAAGGCGGGTCGACCCGGTACTCGACCGACTATGCCCAAAAGTGGGCCAGGACGCAAGGCTGGCGCATTCTCGATCGGGAGCGCTACGACGCCCGCACCAAGCGCCATCACGACCTCCTCCTCGGCGTCGACCTCCTCGCCGAGGGGCCCGAAGGAATGATCGGCATCCAAGCCGCGGGTCCATCCGAGCGCGCCGCCCACTACCGCCGGTTTGAGGAGCGAGGCGGCCCGCTCCGAGCCCAAAAACTGAGCATCCGCATCCTGTACGTCGAATTTGAGCGCGGAAAGAGTGCCCCCATCCGGGAGGAGTGGTGGGCCTAGACGGCTATGACATCGTCCTCTGGCGATCGACCAAGGCTCAGTCCGGAGAAGCGCGGCGAGTCGACCTCGGCGAGTTGCACCAGCTGCTCGCAACCCCTACCGTCACAGACGCGCGGGATTCGGTGGGTCTTTGGTCGCCGACGCTCACCGTAGCGCCTCCTCGCCGCGGCGCCGCCAATGTCATCGCCCTCAGCTGCTTCGTTCTCGACTTCGATGAGGGCCTGGCGTTCGAGGACCTAGCAGCGGACTTTGAGCCCTACGCCTACATCTTTCACACCACCTTTCACCATGGCGTTCCGAAAGGCGACCATCCGGCAGTGCCCCGCTGGCGAGTAATCTTTCCCCTCGCCCGCGTGGTCGCGGCGCCCCATTGGCCGGCGACCTGGGAGAAACTATCCGCCGCCATTGGTCACGGCCTCGCGGACGCGAGCTGCAAGAACGCCGATCGGCTTTACTATTTGCCCTGCCGCCGCCCAGGCGCTGATTTCCAGTCCCTGCTCCACCCAGGCGAGTTCCTCGACCCGGAAAAGATCAAAGACGTCGCCGCCGTCCCCAGCGCCCCACCGCAAGTTGCGAAGAAGAAGGGCGGCCGACCCGGTGATGCGTACGACGCGGAAGCCGAGCAGATTTTCCCGGCCTTACTCGCCGCCCACGGCTTCACCCTCTCGCACATCAAGGGGGAGTGGTCGTTTTGGTGCCGCCCGGGCAAGCACCCGAAAGACGGCCACTCGTTGCAGCTCGGGCCGTGGGACACCGGCTACGGCGTCATCAACTACTCCACCGAGTCGCCGCTGGAGGTCCACAAGCTCTACCGTCCATTTGGATTTCGCGCGGTGCTGGAATTCGGCGGAGACTTCACAAAATGCGCGTCCGCCCTCGCGCGGGAGGGCTACGGCGAACCCAGAGCCGTCACCGCGGTGGCCGCAAATGCCGAAGCGAGCGAGCCCCCGGCCGGCATCATGGAGCGCACGATCGAGATCACGAACCGTGAGCTGCGCGACATTTCGAGCGACGCCCTCGGCGCCCTGATCGCAGCCAACGATCCTCCCCGCATTTTCGTGCGCGACGGCATGCTGACCCACATCGAGGTCGATGAGCGAGGCGAGCGGTCCATTCGAGCCCTAGGCCCGAACGGCCTGCGGTACTACCTGGCCCGCGCCGCCGACTGGGTCCGCATCACCGACAAGGGCCCTCGCCACGCCGCCCCACCCGTCGACGTCGTGGGCGACCTCCTGGCCCACCCGGATTGGCCGGGCATCCCCATCCTGGAGGGGATCGCGTCGGCACCTATCGTGAGCTCCGACGGGCACATTCAGCGGCACTCGGGCTACAACGAGCGCAGCCGTTACCATCTGGCGCCATCGGTCGATGACTGGCCGCGCTTTGATGGCAGCGCCAAAGACGCCGTCGCCTACCTCGACACGGAAATATTCGAAGGCTTTCCGTTCGATTCGCGCGCATCCCGAGCGGGCGCCTTCGCCCTCATGCTGCTGCCGTTCATCCGGCCCATGATCGATGGCCCGACCCCTCTGCATTTCGTCGACGCTCCCGATCCGGGCACCGGCAAGAGCCTCCTCGTCAAGGCCTGCCTCATGCCCTCGATGGGCCGGCCGCCGGCATCCATCCCCTTCCCCATCAACGAGCCGGACGTCGAGAAGCTCATCTTTTCGATGGCAATGGAGGGTCGCTCGGCCATCTTCTTCGACAATCTCACGCACAAAATCAACTCGCCGAGCTTCACCCAAGCCATCACGTCCGACCGGATCAGCGGCCGAATCCTCGGACAATCCGCAACCCGCGAGATCGTCTTTCGTTCTGTGATGGCGGCGACCGCGAACAATGGGCGCATCAGCGAGGATATGGCGCGCCGATCGGTGTGGATTCGCCTCGACGCCAAGGTCGAGGACCCCCACCTGCGCACGGGCTTCCGGCACGAGAATCTCCTGCGCTTCATCGACCAGAACCGCGGGCGTGTGGTCGGCGCCGTCCTTCGCCTGGTCGACCACTGGCTCGCCGCCGGTCGGCCCGGCTCGCCGGCGCAAAAGGGATCGTTCGAATCGTGGGTAAACGTGGTAGGGGGAATCTTGGGGTGGTCGGGGGTAGACGGCTTACTCGAAAACGATAAGGAGCTAAAAACATCCAGAAACGAAATCGGGGAAATGTGGAATGCATTCATGGCCGACTGGGAAGAGCGGTATGGGGGTAATCCGATTACCGCCGCGGAACTTTGCGAAAACGCCCTCAACAAAGGGTTTCTGGACGCCGTGTTCGAGCGGGCAAACAGCGAGCGCAGCCGATCGATGGCATTCGGTCGCGCCATCGCCGCTCAGGTTGGAAAGGTCCGGTCGGGGCGACGGATCGAGCGGGCGAGCATGGCGAGCGGCTTCGCTCGTTACCGGCTGGTAAAAACTGACGGCGGCAGTTATGCGGGTTTTTCGTCCGTTAGTGGACTTCAGGAGGGGGGAAGTCGACTAGAAGTCCACCAAAAAGAATTACTGTGAAATTGAACCTGACGGGACCGAAGTTAGTGGACTTAGTGGACTTAGTGGACTTTTTTCCCGGTCCGCGCGTGCGCGATCGCGCGCGGGATCCCGCGCGATCGCGCGGGTGTGCGCGCCTGATCGCGCGCGGGGGTAGGGGTTTTAGTCCACTAAGTCCACTAAGTCCACTAAACTCCTCCGATCAAGGCGGCGTTCAGGTTCAAACGGCAGGTATTTGTTTTTGGTGGACTTCTAGTGGACTTCTGGCGTCCCTCCGATTGGGCATCGATCTGGGGGTACCTGGATTAAGTCAGTGTAATTACTTGTGTTTTGAAGCGGCAAACTGGGGGTTGTCTCCCTACCCGGTGGTGACATGAGCGAAATCGTCCACCCAAAACCCGACCGTATTCCGGGTCATCCAAACCTTAAGCGCGGCGGCACCACGAGTGGTGGGCGAAAGCGTTCCATCGTTCGCGATAAAGCGCTCAAAGGCTTTGAGGCGGCACTACCGTGGCTAGTGGATGTGGCCAGGGGTAAGGTGCACCTCCAAGCGAAAGATCGGCTGCAAGCGATTCAACTGCTTGCGCGTTACGGCTTAGGCGATCGAGCGGAAGAGGATGAGATGATGCAGAGCGGCAGCCAGCTGAACGCGCTGATCGTGGGGATCACGCAAGGGATTCACTTGCGTGCGGCACGGGAGGACGTCCAACCGTCGGAGATAGTGGGCAATGTGGAGTGAGCTGCTGGCGCGATTTGGGCTTCTCAAGCGAGAAGGGAAGCGGCCCGACCTGCGTCCCCTCGGCCGCACGGGCGACGCGCGCTACGTGCCGCAGATCAACCGCTGGGGCCGCGACAGTCGCGGCATCACGCGGGTCCAGGCGAGCCGGTGGGATAGCGTCACGATCAAGGAGTACGACCGCGTGCGCTTCTATCCGGTCGTCCGGGATGCGCTCTCGATCATTCGGCTGCCGGTCGAGCGTGCGAACTTCCACTTCGAGTGTTCCGATCCGTTGGTGTCGGACCTGGCCGATCATCTGTTGCGATCTCAAATCCGCGAGCTCTTTCAGTCGCTCGCCCGCGGCGCCCTGGAATTCGGCCACCAAGTGGTCGAGGTGCGATGGGAGCCGCGGTGGAATGTCCAGGTCCGTGGGGCCGGGCCGGACCGCGATTACCCTTTCGCCTGGGCGGTTCGCCGTTTTGCGGCGTTTGACCCGAGTGACACCCGGCTGCTGATCGACCCGCGAACGGGCGATTTCGCCGGCGTGCGGCAGTTTGTGGGCGGCGGTCAAGAGGTGCCGGCCTCGAAATGCCTCCTCTTCGTGAACGACAAGGAGTTCGACTCGAACTACGGCGTGCCGCGCACCAAGGCGGCGATCCCCTTCGTCGCGATCGCCGAGAGCGTGTACGACGACATGGCTCAGTACTCGCGCAGCTTTGCCGTGCCGTGGAAAATCGGACGGTACCAGCCGGGCGGCACCTCGGATGAGGAGGGCAACGTCATCGACAACGGCGCCGTGATGCTGGAGCAGATGAGCGGGATGGGTAGCGGCAGCGATGTCGTCCTGCCGAGCACGTTTAGCAAGGATTCGCCGAACTACCTGTGGGACGTCGACATTAAGTCGGTACAAGGCGAGGACCGCTACGTCGAGAAGCTTGACCACCTGAATTCGGTGATTCGCATGGCGATGGTCGTTCCGGAGATGGCAAGTTCGAGCTCGCCGGACACGGGGACCTACAATCTTGGTGAGACGCAGATCGAACTGTTTCTCGCCAACATCGAGTCGATCCTTGAAGGCTTGGCCAATGTGCTCAACGCCGGGTTGCTCGGCCAGTTCGTTGACTACAATTTTGGCCCCTCTGCGCCTCGCTGCCGCATCGTAATGGAGCCGCTCGACGTGAAGGTGCGCCGCATGCTTTTGAAGGGACTGGTGGACCTCCTGACGCAAGGCGTGCCGGTGGAGGACCGTGATGGCCAGGAGCTGCGCGCCGACTGGCAGCAGATTGCCGGCGAGAGTGGCGTGCCGCTCTACGTCGTGGACGCGCGGTCTCAGGCGCGCGACCTGGTGCGAGAGGCGCGCGAGCAGATGGCGCGGATGAGCGAGGAGGTCAGCTTGGCGTACGACGAGTCGAAGCACAAACGTGGCGGTGATCCTGAAAATCGGGGTCGCTGGTCAAAGCAAGAAGGCTCGGGGCACAGCTTCGGCGATGTCGAGGGCTTGAGTAAGCAAATGAGCAGTCCGGCACGCATGAAGTCGGAGGCATACACGCACGCCCAAGAGGCGTATCCTCAATTCAAAGCGACGAGTAAAAACATTGCGGATACGCTCGGGATTCCATTTTTTGACGGGTCAGCACCTGAGGGGTGGCAAGCGGCAAAGAAGGCAACGGGACCGCGTGTCGTGGTGGCGCCCCTCAAAGCCGAAGAGCGGGCAGAAGCCAAAGTAGAAGGAGATTACGACGGCGATTGGGGCCAGATAGGGGATATTGTTCGCGCTTCAGTGGTGGTCGACAATCTGGACGATATTCAGACGGTGCTCGACCTTTTACTCACAACTGGTGAATGGAAACTCGCCCGATTGCCGAAGGATCGCATTCGGAAGCCAACGGACGCCGGTTACCGTGACATACTAGTAAATCTTCAGGCTCCGAATGGCCATATTGTCGAAATCCAAATCACGCATTCGGCGATGATGGAGGCCAAAAAGGTAGCGCATAGTTTGTACGAGGAAGAGACCCAAATTGCGCGTGCGGCAGCGAAGGGGAATCGGAAAATTACGACGGAAGAAAGGGCTAGGCGTAACTTCCTTCGCAAGGAGCAGAACAGAATCTACGCGGCCGCATGGCTTGCTGCCACTGGTCAGACTCGGCGAGGCGGTCTTGTCTGAGCGTAAAGCACCGCGGCTTCACTTGGGTCAAGCCTTACGAGGTCGGAAGCGTTTCCGTAATAATTCACCCATTCGGCACCGTTCCACACTTCCATTTCAAACGCTAGGTCGTCGCCTTCGATTTTCAGGTCGCGTACCAGTTTGTCATTTGGACTTTCAAAGAAAATGTACTTGTCTTCGTCCATGGGGGATGTCCTTCCCGTGTCCCCAGTTTAGCAGAGATGCTGCCGTGATGACGCTTAAACAGGAGTCGACCACCTAATGCCCAGCCTGCTGCCCGAGCTTGGACCTACCTCCATCCAGACGTCGGCCGAGGTCGCCGCCTCGGCGGGAGTGCCGGAGCGGGCAATCGCCTCGTTTCGGGCCGGTGTTCCCGACTACCAGCTCAAGCGCAACTCTGCCCTGGTCGCTCGCGAGATGGGCCTAACGGCTCAGCAGGTGCGTGCCGCCATTAACCGAGCGGAGCAGCGCTCCCTGCGCTCCGAAATGATTGCCGGACCGATCCGACTCAACATCCTATGAACCAAACCGTAACCGTCGAATTCATCACCTTTCCCGACGCGACCGTTGTCGTCGTACCGCCGGCTTCGCGCCTGAAGACGTTCGAATTGTTCCTCTCTCGCGCCGAGCGGGACGGCCAGGAAAACTCGCCGGAAATCGAGCAGGCGCGCCAGCTGGCACAGGCTATCCAAGTGCGGATCGAGCAGCTCGCCAAAGTGCCGGAAGCGCATCGAAGTCGAATGCAATTCACGTTTCGCCCCTTCACCTACGGCGAGTGGCTGGAGGCCGAGCGAGTGGCGACGGCGGTTGATGAAAATGGCCCCAAGCGAGACGATGCGCTGGCCCGCCGCCATCGCCTGATGAATAGCTTTTCGCTGTCGGGCAGCGAGCTCGACGCATTGCCGGTGCCGATCGTGGACGCGCTGTCCGAAGAGCTGGACGTGAGGACTCGGCCAAGTCCGGCGCGGCTGGATTTTTTGCTCTCGCAGCTCATCAGCTCGGATGCGGCGACACCGTGAGCTTGACTTTGCCGGAGATTCACGTCTTCCTCATGGCGCAACGGCACTCGGTCGATATCCTGCAACTCCCCTTCGACGTGGCGCACGCGATTCTCGTGATGCAGCAAGAATTTGAGGCTGCGGGAGGCGGGCGCCATCGATCGAATTAACCTCGCGGTTACGGTCCCGGAATGGGCCGAAATGCCGGCCGCGAGCAAGAAGTTCGACCGCCAGGCGGTGGAACTGCCGCGCTACGCGTCGATCGAGCAAAGCGCCGGAAGCGATATGCAGCGACTTGTTCATCGGTACATTTCGGGCGAGCAGTCGCGCGCGCAGACCCTTCGAGGGTTCGCCTCGCGCATGGCTCAGGCACAAACCGATGCGCTCGTTGCCGGGCGCCGGGCGCGAGGCGACCTGCGTGGTGACCTGAACGATGGCGAGCGGGAGATGCTCAAAAACCGGCTGACTCGCCAGCAGGAATTTTTCCGCAATTTTATTCACGACATTGACCACGGGCGTGGAAAGGTCGATTACCTGAGGCGGGCCGCCATGTACGGCGAGTCGCTTTGGTCCATCTACACTCGCGGCGAGTCGAGTGATTGGGATCGCCCGGAAACGGTTAACGCCCGGTACATGTGGGTGCTCGACCCGGACGCGGAACACTGCGACGACTGCCGCCGGCGAGCGGCGGAAAGCATCCGCAAAGGAGGGTTTTCGTGGGACGAAATGGTCGCGCAGGGCTGGCCGGGCGAAAATACGAGGTGCGGGCGCAAATGCCGGTGTCATGTCCGCGTTGTCAAGAAGCGTTTGGTCTTGCCGGAGCGACTTGAGGACCTCAAGCCGGCGCCGACGGCGCCCGAAGGTTTACAAGCCTTCGAGCAATTGATGGGCGGACCCTCGATGCCGCTCGCACTGCCGGCGGCAGGCGTTCCTTACGTCAAGGTCGATCCGGGCGAGCTCACCGAGATTCTGGATGCACTTCCACCGAAGGAATCGGATTTGGTGGCCGCGGCGCTGCCCGTGCTTCCCAAGGCGTTGACGGCGCCCACGGCGCTCGACCTGCAAGGCCCGGTGCGAGCGTACGGCTCGCCGGACGTCACGGCGTGGGTCCAGCGTCGAGGCGCGGGGTGGTGGCTTGCAGGACTCGCGGCTGGAATTTTGGCGGGCATTTTGGGGCGTGACGATGAGTAACATCCGGCTGGTCACCGAGTCGGTGGTCGACGCCCTTGTTGCCGCGCGGCCGCGCCTGGACGAGGCGGTCCGGACGGCCGGCATGCCCAAAGATGTGGGGGTAATCCTGCCCTACTTCACGCCGAATCTTGACGTCGGCTCCTATCCGGCGCTCATGGTGCAACCGATGAGCGAGTCGTGGGAGTGGCTCGCGATGCCGGTGATCGGCTTGCAGCGATGCGAGCTGTCGGTGTGGGGCTTCGTGCATTGGGACGAGCCTGGCGTCGCCAGCGCGGCCGTTGGTTTTTTGGCCGAGGCGGTCGCTCGGACCCTTAACATTCGGAACCGGGCCATCCCCCTTCCGTCGGGTCACGAGCTTTGGTTTAACGACACGACGCCGGTGCGCCGAGTCGAGTACGGGGCGTCGACCCTCACGACGGGATTCGTGCGAGGCTTTCAACTCGTCTGGGTTGGTGATGTCTGTGAGCAACTGCGCGAGGAGCCGTAGGTGAAAGGTCCCGAGTACCGCATGCGGGTCACCCGGCGGGAAGCCGCGTTGTTAAAGATTCTCCGGGCGGTGCGCAATGGCACGATCGACCATATGTCGATCCAATGCGGCGAGCCGAGCGTGCTCAAGATGACGACGCAGCGCATCGATTTTGGCGACCCGGACGACATCGACCAGGCACTGGGCGGTCGAGGCTCATCCGTCTCCGCCCTAGAAACGGGCGAAAAATTCCCTTAACCCCTTGCAAATTGGGGAAAACCGGTGGATAATTCCCACCAAGCCCCAAAGGTGACTGCAAGGTCTCCGGGTTGAGGCACTCGTCGAATATCCGTGACCCCTTGCTTGTGGAGGGTGATCTGGGTCCCGGTCCTTGGAATAGGGCCACGTCCGCATCCTGGTCCGAGTCGAGGGAAGAGGCCGTTCGTGCCCCGAATCGACAAGGCGAGCCAGGTGCAACACAGCTAGGTTCGGTGCTCGGTTCTTTCGCTTTTGCGCGGGAACCTCGTGGCGGCTTGGCTGGCTTAGGACGCCATTGGACCCCATTATTTCGGCTTCGACCAAAGATTTTCTTCTCCTTGGGGGGACGGTCCTCTCGTCCTCGTTTGGTCTTGCGGTTTGGCTGGTCAAGCAGCATGACGCTCGGCTGCGAGAGCTATCGGACCGATACTTCGCCCACTTGGAAAGCCAACTTGCGCGGTCCGATTCGCTAATTTCTCAGCAGGCGGAGCTCGTCGCCCGCATCGACGACCTGATCGAGCTTATTAAGGGCGACCGGTGCCGGTACACCGAGACGAGGAACGAGTCGCCACCGGCTCATCGGAGGTCGTCGCGTTGAAAACCCTCGTTTTCCTGTCTTCGATCGGTGGCAAGGGGCCGTATCGGGCGGAAGTCTTGCGTTGCGGCCACTGGGACTATCCGGGAATCCCGGGTGGTCTTGACATCACCACCGATCTGCTCGACGAGATGGTCCGAAACTTTTCGGAAGGCGCGAAAGGCTGGGAGGTGCCGGTCAATCGAGAACACGACGATGAGCGGGCCTGCGGATGGGTGAAGCCGGGTTCGTTGGAGCGAATTGGCGATTCGCTTTTTGCAACTTTTGACGTGACCGACCCAAAGACGGCCCAGGAGATCGAGGACGGAACGCTCGCGTATGTGAGCTCCGAGTTGGACCTTTCCTGGTTCGACCCTGAGGATAAGCAGACGAAGCGCGTGTTCGAAGGGCTGGGGCTAACGAACCGGCCTTACATCAAGCGCATGGGCCGGATTGAGCCGGTGAACCTAAGTGAGTGGAATGAAAGTAAGCATCCTCGGCATGCAAATGGAACGTTCCAAAAATCAGGTTCCGAGGAGCTCGAAATGGGTTCCCATGAGGACGGCTCACCGAAAACCGACCCGTCTGGGAGATTCCCGAGAAATTCGCTTTTCGAGCTTGTAGCAAAAGCGTGGAAGGGACACTTTGAAGGTAAGGCCAGCTTGGGAGTCGTTCCACCGGAAATTGCTTCAGCTATCAGTGAGGCTTCGGGCGGAGAAATTGACGTGTCCGAGTATGAGCGGACTGTCGACGGAAGTGCAGTTCGCCATATCGCAAAACGTCACGCGGGCGATAAGGACCCCATTACCGAAAACGACCTAAGGTCACTGCCGGTCATTATCAGTTCTCCCGACTCGGTGCGCATTGAGTCGCGCAAGGGAAAACTCGATAGGGTTATCAGTGAAAAACTGATTAACGGCCAATTGGTCTGCGTGGAAGAAATTCGTACTGGCCGATCGGAGTTAGCCCTAGTAACCCTCTATCGGCGCCCCCCTGGCACGCAAGAATCGACAGCATTATCTACTGCCGCCCCTCGCTTTACGTCTAGAAACGATGCCAGCGAAGGCGCCCTTGAGCAAGATACCGCACGTTGGGTCTTCCTTCGAGACGCAAACGGTTTTTTGAGGCTTTTAGCTTCTTCGGACTCTGGGCGCGAGCCTGAAGCCCGAAGCACACCTACGTCCGGCGCTGCCGGACAACTTCCGGAGAACCCCATGAGTACCCCTCAAACCATCCCGCAGGACCTGGAAACGGTTCGTGCGGAGCTCGCCGAGGCCGGGACCCGCGAGAAGCTCCTCACCGCACGGCTTGCCGAGGCGGAAAGGGCGCTTGCGGACCTATCGGCCAAGTCCCGAATCTCAGGAATTCGGACGCGACTCGACAGCCTTGCTCGCGCGGGCCGCATCACGGCTCCGATCTACCGAAAGGCTATTTCTTTGGCCGAATACACGACGGCATCCGCGTCAGGCGGGCGAATCCAGCTCAGCGCCAAGCGCAAGCTCGGGGATGGCACGGAAACGGACCAGCTCGACGTGATGGATGAAGTGCTCAGCTTGCTCGAAGAGCTGCCAGCGAGCATCAGTGTCGATCCAAAGGATAAGGTCGAGTTCGAGGAAGATGAGCCCGAGGAAGGGAAAGGTGATGACGACAAGATTGCTGACCTTGCAGAGCGCATCCAATCGGAAAACCCGAAGCTGACCTTCCGTGAAGCGGCGCTTCAGGCCGAGGCGCGGATTCGAGGTGGGAAGCGATGAGTTTCCACTTGAACCAGCGGATCGAGAGCTACCTGTACTGGGATGCGTCGGGCAACGGACGCGCCCTGGCGGCTTACCAGCCGGTCTCTCTTGCGGACGCAACGGAAGTTGCCGCGGCGGTGGCCGCCGGAATGCATCAGGCGGTTATTGGCCGTGTGGTCGTCCCCACGCCGGTTTCGGGCGGATTCGCGACCCGGCGCGTCACGGGAATTTCGACAGCCAGTGCGCGCAACACCAAGGAGATCGCCGTCGCGGTTGAAGGCGTCGCGGAAGTGATGACCAATGCAGCCGTCGCGGTCGACGCGCGAGTCTTCGCCGTAGCGGCCGAGGCTCGATCGAGCGCACAGACGCCGTTCACCAACTTGCCCATGATCAACCTTCCGGTCGATCCGAGCTTCACGGTGAGTTACAACCTGTCCCTTGCGGACGATCCTGCGGTTACGATCGCGACGTCCGGCGCCAACACTCTGTACAACCCGATTGGTTACGCCCTTGAGGCGGCCACGGCCAAGTACGACGTCATCGCGGTGCGGCTTGAGCTGGCTCCGTTCTACGCATAAGTCATGCCACTATCCTCCGCTCATACCCATTTCAACAAGCTGCTTACAGGCTTTTCGGTGGAGTTCACTCCGCCGGAGCACGTAGCCGACCTCGTGGTAAAGCCCTACTCGGTAACGAACGATTCGGACGTTTACGCGGTTTACGACAAGACCGCATTCAACATCGTCAACGATGTTCGTGCCGACGGTGCGCCGGAAAACGAAATCGACATGGGGTGGGGTTACGATGCCTACATGATCGAGCCTCACGGTCTGAAAAGCAAGATCACGCAAAAGATGCGCCGTAACAATGATTCCGGGGTCGACCTGGAATCGCAAGTTACCGAAACGCTGAAAAGGATGATTTGCAATGGATTGGAGCAGCGCGTGTTTGGCGCCGGTGGCGTATTGCGCGCTACGGCTAACAATACGCACGCGGCCAACCTCGACTGGACGAACCTCGCGACAGCGACTCCTCGGGCAAACGTCGAGACGGCGATCAACGCGGTGGAAGAGGCCTCGGGCCGAACGCCGAATACGATCGTTCTGACGCCGAAAGTGGCGCGCCACATCATGGCGACTACCGACTACAAGAGCGAGCGGCAGTACACGGTCGACCTTTCCACCCAAAGCGGTGCGTCGGATTTACCGGCGCAGTTTTACGGGATGCGAGCGGTCTACGTGGGCGCGTTGCTCAATACGACGAAAAAGGGCCAGGCCGCTACGCTGAGTCGACTGATGGGCGATGACGTTTGGCTGGGCTTTATTCATCCGGGGGAAACCGTCGGTGAAAAGGTCTTAACCCACTCGGCTCGGCTTTGGACGGAAGAGTACGTCCGCAAGTGGTGGGACGACGAAATCGAGAGCGACTGGATCGCTTACAACCTGAACTACGTCTGCAAGGTCGTCGCCAAGGAGTGCGGGGCGATCCTGCAAAGCGTGCTGACCGCCTAGTGGCATAGGGGGCCTGGCCGCCGGGCCCCAACTAAGCGATGTACGCCCTCGAAAGCTCCGTCCGCGCGCTGTGCCGCAACCGGCAAAGCGTTTTAAGTCTCGAAGAAATTGAGGCGGCGGCCGGCCTTGCGGATACCGAAATCGATGGGCGAATTGGTCAATCGCATTACTGGCCAAAGAACCCGGACGGCGAATGGATCAACGACCCGGCGCCATCAATCATTCGCAACATTGCCAACTACTTAACCGCCGGAACCATCGAGATGCAGTCCTACGCTCAGTTTGAATCGTACGTTGGCCCCAACCCCTACGGGAAAACTCTCGAAAAACGAGGCTATCAGATGCTGGACGCCGTCGTTCGGGGGGAGGTTCTTGTGCCGGGGCTCGTCCGATTTACGACCGGACTTACACGCCGACCGGCGCCGATTCACCGGCCCGTTTCCGGCTTACGCAGCTCAGAGGATCGCGGCGAATGATCATTTCGGTCGTGGACACGAACGCCCTCCTCGATGCGGCAAATCGGTACGCATTGAGGCTTATTGGGACGAGCGCATCCGGTTACGGGTATGGCGGACCTACCCTGGGTTATGGCGCGGCGAGCGCCGCCGTGGACGTCCAGGCCGCGGTGCTTGCAATGACTGACCTCGATCCGGTCGCGGTGCTCGCGAGTAGTGCCCAGAATCTGGCATTACTTGCCGACGGCCAGGCGCGATCAGCGGGTGATCTTTCACCTTTACTGGGAGCTCTGCAAACGCACGTTTCGCGCTACGGCCTTCCGAACGTTCGCAACTTGTCGGAATACCTCGTCTATCGGAACACGGCGGAGGTGACCAAATGGCAGTGCCTCCAGCATCCTCAGTTTCAAGCGCTTTACACGCGCTTCTCGGGTGGCCAAGTACCGGCGCCTTCGTGTTGTTACTTTGAAGTTTTACAAGGCGCAACGTACACGCTTGGTCTAGCTCGCCTCGTCGTTGGGTCGGGCGTAACGGCGGGTGCGACGATCGACGGCGCCGTTTACGCGGGCGGATTCCCTCAGTTGAACGTGAGCGGGCTGACAGGCTCGGGCCTCGTGACGGTGACCGGAAGCGCCTTCGATCCGGCGACCAAGGCCGTCGCCGCGGGGCGCACGTGGACCGCTACGGTTTCGGCCAATGGCGTGACGGCGCTGTCGCCTGGCGGTGCTACTCCGGCGCCTACCGCCAGCCTCATCACGGCGGTAAGTGCGCTTGTGGCGGCGGGTGGGATTACGGCGGGCACGATTTACGTCGAGGCAACTCGTCCGGCGGGGAGGCCGTTGCTGCAATGAGAGTAACTGCCACGGTAACGACGGACGAGATCAAGGACGCGATCGCGTCACGCCAGGGCCGGATCGACGCGATGTTCGAGGCAGCCGCAGACATCTTGCGAAAGGATTTTGCCCAGCAGTTTGCACGTGGCGGTGACCCGACTTGGGCGCCATTGAGCCCCAAGACAGTGGCCGAAAAACGCCGGCAAGGCTATCCGCGGCGGGACCGTAAAGGCGAGGTGCCACAGTGGGGCTTGCAGAACGGAGCATTTGGGCCCGAGAACATCCTTATGCGTACCGGGGCCCTTTTTTCGAGCTGGACGGACGGCGCCGACTTGTTCCACCTCGAAGAGCGTGATGGCGACGTCTTGCGGCTGGGCTCGACGTTGCCCTATGCGCCGGCTATGCAATACGGGGTGCCCAGTAAAAATATCCCCGCTCGACCGATCCGAATTACCGATGCTGCCGTGGCACTTGTGGCTGCGGAAATCAGCCAGCAAATGCAGGAGCTAATCTAAGATGGCAGTACCTCAAGGACGCAACGGTTACGTAAGCATTGGCGGAGTACTGATTCCCGTTTATTCGTGGACGATGCCTTCGCCGCTCAACATTCAAGTCCCCATGCCGGTTGGCAATACGTGGGGAACGAGCCACGCCGAAGGCTTGCAGACGACTCGTTTCATTGCGAATGTTTTGGTGCGTCGCAAATCGACGGAAGTCCTCGCTCTGAGCTTTTGGAATCAATTCCAAAGCCGAACTTGGTCGAGCGGGTTTGACGACACATCGAATGTGGCGATCGTAGCCTCGAACTCTCGAAAGAGCTTCACGCTTTCAAACGCAAAGTTCGAAAGCTTTGTGCTTACTTGCGCCATTGGAGCGGCGGTGGGTCTTTCCATCGCGTTCGTGGCTCCTGGAAAACCAGCAGAGGCGAACGTTACGCCAGCGGCCTACGAGCCGTTCGATGCGTTTGCGCCGCTCATGTTCAACGATGTCAGCATGGGAGGGGTAAGCGGTAACTGGTATCGAGCTTCGCTTCGAGGAGCTAACAACCACCTGGTTAATGCCCCCTTCAATGGAACGAAGACAGCAGCGGCCTGGGATGCAGGAGTCATGACGGCAGGGCTGGACTTGACCGTCGATACCCGGTCTATTGGCTCGGAAGCTTTTGCGCAGGGGGCCTCCTTAAGCTTGCAGCTTGCGGGCGCGGCAACGAGGCTGTTCACCCTTGGTAGCGTGATTGTTAACAACCCGACCGACCAGGACTCGGAAGTAACTCCCGCGCAGGTCTACAAGCCGCTCAGCGCGACGGTGAACGGAACGCCCACAAACCCTCCTTTGGTGATTACTTAATGGTCGCACCCATCAATCCACTCGCCATTAATCCCAATACGGCAGCGCAGTATTACGTTGCTCCCACGGGGAACGACTCGACGGGCGACGGCCTAAGCCTCGCTACGGCCTGGGCTACCGTGAACAAAGCCTTGGCTACGGTGCCTATTGCAGGGGGCGTGACCGTGAACGTCTCCGGGTCGGTGCAAGAGATCAGCTCCGGCGTGCTGTTCTCGCGCGACTTCACCAACCAAGTTGTTGTGCGTGGGCAAGGGGGTGCGGCGCAGATTTTGGGCGTCACAAACCAGATTCTTCGCGGCGGAGGCAGTTCGGTGAATAAGGGCGGGAATGTCCTCTTTATGGACATCGCTTTTGGCAACGACAGCTACGCGCCAAACCAAGGACTAATTTATTACAACGACTCGCTGGCGGTCGTGAATATGCTTCACGATTTGTCGTTCCTGCGCTGCACGTTTACGAACGCTGCGAACATGGCGTGCAAGATTCTTACGAACCTCCAAGTGGTCCCCGGCACGCAAGGGGTGTACAACATCAACTTCTACGAGTGCCGCTTCCGCGTCGTGGGAGGAACGGGCGAGCTTTTCAGCATCAAAGCGGACACGCCGACGACGGCGACCGGCCGTGCCATGCAAATCAACTTGGTGGACTGTTTCTGGGACATCGGTAATGGCACCTTCAGCCATGGGTTGTACGCTGACGACATTCGCATCAGCCGCTGCTTTGGTCGAAACCGGGCGACAAACGGGAAAGCGCTTCAGATCGGGCGAGACGGAGAGCCTACGGGCAACTCGGCGGATCGCGCGATCGGGGTCGTGATCGAGGACTCGACCTTTGATTCGTCGGTGAGCCACGGCGTGCTTATCGGCGCCGGCACTCACCACGTTGCAATGCGCCGCTGCACCGTGCATGGTGGCGACCAAGGCCTGGTCGTCAAGGAGTCCACGGGCACTGTTGTCGAGGACTGCATTGTGTACATGATGCGTACGGGCGGCGTGTCCGGCCTTTACCAAAAGGGCACAACTCGCTGCACTTTCCGAAACAACCGGGTTCTTGGGTTGGTCGCATCGAGTGGGCTGTTGCGCTTCGCAACCGGGGACACGGGGCGTAAGGTGGTTGCGCCGGTGGCGATCGGCAACCACGTTACGTCTCTCGCGGCGGGCGCGCCGGCCGTCGGGTTCCCTGCCGCGGCCGATGGGGCGCAAGCTGTGTTCCGGGAGAACAAATACCGCGCTGAACCTGGAGGGTCCCTGGGCAGCATCCTGGGCACGTCGATCACGAGCGCGGCCACTCTACGCAACGCGTGGGCGGCGTACCCAAGTGGGCCGCAAGACCTCGACTCGGAAGTCGTGGGCAGCTCGCCCGCAGTCGTCGTCTCCGCTCCTGGCCAGGTGAGCGGGCTAACGGCGACGGCTGCGGGTGTGAGTGCCATCAACCTGGCCTGGTCGGACCTTTCGACCGAGACGAGCTACGAGATTCAGCGCTCGCTCACGAGTGGCAGCGGATTTTCGACGATCGCCACGCTCGCGGCGAACTCGACGAGCTTCGCCGATAGTGGCCTCGCGTCCGCGACGGCTTATTACTACCGCGTGCGGGGCGTGAACGCCGGTGGAAACGGGGATTGGAGCGTGGAAGCCACTGCGACGACGGCGGTTTCCGCACCGGCACAGGTCACCGGATTGTCGGCAACGGCATCCGGTTCAAGCTCCATCGATTTGTCTTGGTCTGATCTGCCTAACGAAACCAGTTACGAAATCCAGCGCTCGCTCACAAGCGGCAGCGGATTTTCAACGATTGCTACGCCCGCAGCGAATACCACGACCTTTGCCGACAGTGGTCTTGCGGCCGCGACGGCCTATTTCTACCGCGTGCGGGGCGTGAATGCCGGTGGGAACGGCTCTTACAGCTCCGAAGCAACGGCTACGACGGATGCGGCAACGGCTCTCTACGCGCCCTCAATCAAGCGAGCCGGCTTGCTCAATGACCCCACGTCGCTCGCTAACTTGCTCAGCGACGGCGTTGAGACGGCACGGGTCGGGAGGGCAGCTCACGAGTCGGCGACGGCCATTACGAGTCTCCGGTTCACGGCCAAGGGTTACGCGTTCAACGGTTCCGCGGTGGTACTCGACAATCCGGATGACCTTACGGTCGAGGCCGCGATCGAGTACCCCGCGGGCACGTTCACGCGGTTTACTTTTGGTGGCAACAATACGGTCCTGCTGGCGCCGGGTGAGCACGAGGTGAGCGATGAGCTGACGATCAGCATCCCGGCGGACACCCGGTTTTGGGTCCGCTCACGCGTCGAGGTGGCGAGCGGCGGACAATATCCGCTTGACGCGAAATCGACCAACGCGTCTCAAGCCGAGGCGGGTGTGCCGGGCGGAACATCTTCGCAGGTCGACAGCGGCACCATCAGCAACAACTCGAACAGCTTCTGGTCTTGCTACGACGTCGAGGCGGTGTACACGGGCGCCGAGCCGCCGAGTTTTGCGGTGGTCGGCGACTCATTGGTTCGCGGGAAGCAGGACTCCGAAGGTTCGAATACATCGGGCACGTGGAACCGATTCGTGCGCCGCGTAGGCGGCCAGACGTACGGTCTTTCGGGCTCGCAGATCGTTCAGTGGGACACGATTGCGGGCACGCACAACGTGTGGAAGTCTCTCGCGAGCCACAAATACGTGTTCCTCGCCATGGGCACGAACGACCGAGCAAGCGGCAACTCGGCCGCATCCCAGCAAGCGGCCCTTGTCTCGATTTCCGGCAAGATCAAGGCTCAGCGAGCCGATTGCGAACTGGTTTTGGTAACCGTCCCGCCGAAGGTCTCCAGCTCCGACAATGGCGCCACGCTCGCGGGGCAGACGGTGAGTGCGAACGAGGCGATCCGAACGGCGATGAACACATGGATTCGCGGAACGGGTGCGGGCTCGGCGCGCGGCGATAATCCGACCGCGTTCTTCGGTGAGATCGCGGACCTCTCGGCACTCTGGGAGGATGCGGGCGACGTTCAGAAGTGGAAGGCACCGCCGGCCGACAACCTCGCCCCAACCGTTTCGAGCTACAACACGGGCACTCGCACGGTGGTCCTGTCCGCCTCGGCGTTTACCGATGCCGGGCTTTACCCGGAATTGGGCGACGCTCGCGGGGCGGTTCTGACGTTTTCGGGCGGCGGAACCGGCACCTTGCAGTCGGTGACGAACGGCACGACGGCGGTCTTTTTCTCGAACCCTTCGCCAACGCCGGGGGTTGGCGAGACCATCACGTCTCAGCGCCGGTACACCATCACCGATGGCACCCACCCGCGCACGCTGGCGTGCCTCGTCGCGGCGCTCGGCATCGATATCGGCCTTTTCCCCTAAACGATTCGCGCTTTTTTTGGCGAAAAACGCGCATTTCCTAAAACAAACCATGAGCGCGGCAAAAGTAGAACTAAAGCTGGAAGGTCTGCAGCAGGTGCTCGACGACCTGACTCGCCTGAAGGCGGCCTTGGACTCGGTGGTCACCCAGCAGATGCCTTCGGCGGGAGCTGCGGGCGCTCAACCCTCGCCATCAGCGTCGGTGGCGGGCGGTGGCGCCGCGGCACAGGTGATGGTTCCGCCGACCCCGGCCGGTGGGAGCGCGGCGGCGAACTCGGTGGCCGCCCAGATTGCGGGCACACCGGCGGTGGGCCAAGTCGCGGCGTCGGTAGGAGCGGGCGCTGCGGCGGGCGCCGGAGGTGTCTTCCCGGGGATGCCGGGGGTGGCGCCGGGGGCGGGCGCTGCGGCGGGTCAGGTTATGGCGCCGCCGACCATGGCCCACCCCTCGATCACGCCGACGATGGGGGCCTGGAACGGGTCTGGCTTTTCCGCGGCGATTTACGACCCGATCGCGGGGCATTACTTCGATCCTGTCAACGGGACTTACTTCCTCCAGAACCGTGGACCAGGTGGACCAGGAGGAACGCCGGCGGCTCCGCCCTCGATGATGAGCCAGTATATGGGCGCCGCGGCGAGTACGGGTGCGGGATACGTCATTGGCCAGGCGTTGGGCGCGACGGCGTCGGGCTACGGCGCGAGCCTTGCCAGGGGCGAGGAGTTTTATCCCCAGCGACTGGCGCCGGTCGGTCTGGTGCTCGCGGGCACGGCGATCGGCGCTGTTGGGGGGCCGGTGGGGGCCGGTATCGGCGCTTCGGTCGGCGGCCTGGCGGGAGCGGCGCTCTCGCCGCTGATCGAGCGGGATATCAGCCTGAACGAGCTCAGCAAAATCGAGCGCCGGATGGGCATGGATTATCGGGAGGGACGGATGAGCTGGCCCGAGCTTGTTTTCGGTGGAACTGGCGCCATTGGCAAATGGGCCGCCGGCAAGCAACTCCCATGGGAGGGCCCTCCCAATGCAGGTATTTCCCTGCGCGCGCGCGGGCTTGCCACGGGCCGCCGGCTTGCCGAAGCGACGTACACCGGCCTGGAGGACACTTTTGCCGGCCTGCCGGGCCAAATTACGAGCGTTGGCGAGGCGCTGCAAGACCAACGGTACTCGGAATTTGGCATTCAGATGCTGGGGATTGATCCGGACCGCGAGCTAAGCGAACTCGATCAGTTGCGCCTGTTGGAATCCGGCGCTTACGGCAATGAATTCGCCACGGGCGCAAAAATAATGACAATGGGCCGCCAGGCGGAAGGCCGATGGCTCACTTACCGTGGCGTTGTGTCGCAGTCTCGGCAACGCGGTTTGCAGCGTCTTTCGGCGGGTCAGGCGATGCAGAATCGCCTCTTTGGGTACGGCGCCATTAGCGACGACGCTTACCTGCGCCGCGAGTCTCAGATCGCGAACCTCATGCGCGCCGAGGGCGCCTACATTCGCGAGCTCGATCCGACGGACCCACGCGCTAACCAGATGCTCACCGGCGCCGAGATGACGATGCTCGACGCTCACGAAGCCGTTCTGGGCCGCCGGGAACAGAATTCGGCGGCGAAGTACGGCTACGACCAAGCGATGGCGGATGCGGCGTTTCAGCGGCGGGTCATGACCGGAGGCGAAGGGACGCTGGAGGCCGAGGCGCGGGCGGGACTCATGCGCTCGCGCAGTTCCGGCATTCGCGCCGAGATCGACGAGCGGGGCTGGATGATGCCGGAGACGGAGAGATGGCGCCGCATGGCGGAGGCGGCCGGGCTTGAATTGTCAGCCGAGAGCGTGCAGCGCGATAGCCGAATTCGCGCGCTCGGGATTCAGGAGCTCGACGCCGCGGGCGCACGCGGCCAGTACTTGGAGGGCGCCGCATCACGGCGGCTCTACGGCAGCTTGATCGAGGAAGCGGAAGGTGCCTCGGACCGGCTCGCGATGATCAAGGCGGAGCGTGAGGAGGTCGAGCGCCAGCTGGCGGCGTACCGCGAGATCGATGGCTTGGTGGCCCGCCAGCTCGAAGTTCGTCGCAGCGCGCTGGCGGTGGCCCAGCAGGAGGCAGCGAAGGCCGCGGACCTCGCCCGGGTCCAGGCGGAGGTGATGACGGGCGATTTCTACAGCGACATGGCGTCGCGTCCGGCGCGGGAGCAGGCGTTGATGGGTCGCGCCAGCGTGGGAACGCAGCAAGCGATGTTTATGCGCTCGATCCAAAACTTGCGTACCCGCGAGCGCGGCATCCAGGCGTTGATGGACTCTGGTTTTGACTTCGATTCGGGGGCGATGCAGGAGATGCGCAACCAGCTTGCCGACACGCGGCTCCAGATGATCGACACTCTCAACGCGATGGGGAACGTGCCGGTACCGGCGGAAATGCGGCGGGATTTGGCAAGGCTTGGGTCCGACCTGGCGGTGGCGAGGGCGGGCTACGGCGGGAACCAGGGCACCGTGCGCTCGAATCTGCAATCGCAAATGGGGATTTACCGCACCCGGGTCGAGCAAATCGACGCGCAGCGATCCACGCTGGAGCAGCAGGGCTTGCTTACGCCGGAAGCGGATGCACGGCTGACGGAGGACCGAGCGCAGATGGTGAACACGATGGCGGGCCTCCAGATGGAGCACGACGAAGGCTGGGATCAGCGGCTTATTAGCCAGGCTTACAACTGGTCGGGGCAAATGTCGCTTGGGGCGTCGCGGTACACCCGGGCAGATGCCGCCATGCGCCACGGCGTGCGGAACCGGGCTTTTGGCGGCACCCACGAGCAAGTGATGTCGTACCGGTTTGGTGGGCCGAGCCGGTATGGGTCAGCTCATGCCACGGGCAATCCGGAAGCGTTCTCGTCCCGCAATGTGGCGGCCGCACTTGAAGTGAACGTGAATATTCTGGAGGGTGGCTACCCGATCGGCCAGGCGCGTTCGGCGATCGAGAGCTGGAACACGGCGCAGAGCACGCAGGTTAACGTGGACGCTCAGCGACGCCCGAAATGACGACGTCGCAGCGAAAAGCATTTTCCAAGGGGGTCGGATCGTCCTCTGTATCTGGCATGGAACCAAAACTGACTTGGCAAGAGTGCGCGGGAGACGTCTTTCAGGGGACGTTGCAGACCGCCGAGGGCCTCATTCTGTTTCACGACGTACGGGCTCAGGATCGCGAAGTGTTCGAGGACGCGGCGCTTGTCGTCGAAAAGCGCATGACGTTGCCGGAAGCGCACGAGGCGCTTGCGGCAACCGGGCTGGAGCGAATCGAGGTGCAGGGACGAATGTCGTACCGCGTCGCGCGAACAGATGAGCTTTTGCCGGAAGAGACTCCGGCCGAACCGCCACCCGCCGAGCAAGCCAACCCCAAGAAACCCAAGGCGCCCACGCCCTCCTAGCCGATGCCGACCGTCGTTACGGGTCGTACTCGTACGCTTGAGTTCACGGGCGACATCGAGAGCCTTGCCGCGTCTAATTGGATTTGTCTCGAAGGCGAGGCCACGCCGGATTCGTCCGCAGGCTTTCAGTTCGTGATCGCGGCGCTAGGGGCGGAGTTGATCGGCAACCCGACGAGCGGCGGCGCGGTCCCGATTGACTGTACGCCCACCCCTGCCCCTTACGCGACTCAGGTCAGGGCAAGGGTTGTCGGCATACCGGTCGGCGAGGTGGGTGATGTGATGGATACGGGGACCGTCACGTACAACGAAGGCTGGTACACGCGGCCGGGCTCCTTTGAGCTCGATTACGAGGGGAGCTACTCGTTCTCGCTACCGGTTGAGGAGGTGGCCTTTTACGACGACTTGATTAATTTGGACGCCGCGCTCTGCGATGCAAACGGCTTTCCCCGAGAGCCGATTTTGAATGTTTCCGGGCAAGTGGTCGGTTATGGTAGCGCCCACCCGGATGGCTTAAGGGCCAAAGCGGCCCTCTTTTACGAGCGGGCGGTGATCGGTGAGCAGATGGTGGCGACGTTGACGCTCAACGGGCACACGGCCACCGCTTTCGTCACGATCACCGCATTCAATCAGTTCGACCTGGTCAAGACTTTTGGATCTGGCATCGACTACGGTCTTAGGATAGTAGGCACCACGGGCGCCGGAAATCGTGGGAACAGTCTCTACATTTCGGCCAATTTTCAGGGAGGCGCTCTTTCCGCGCCCTGGTCCACATCTAAGTTCGACGCATCCGCTACCGCTCTGCCGGATGGCTTGACCGTAACGACAATGTCGGGCAGTTTTCTGGGCACTTACTCGACCGGCGAGGTGGCACTCTTCCCGGCGCTGAAAATCGATGTCAGCACGAGGGCACGCAAGTGGCTAGATAGCTACGGCGGCGGGCTCAGTGTCCGCACCATTCGGGACGCGGGGCTGAACACGGTGCTCACGTCGGTCGGAGGCGGGCCAAGCATCGAGATGCGCCGGTACGGCTGTGCGGCGGACCTCAACGGTACGCCGGGCACAGGCGCCTTTGCCAACGAATGGGGCTACACGCGGTCCTGGCTCGATGCGGGCACGCTTTCGAGTGCCGGTGAGGACGTGCGGGGCTGGCGCTTGCAATACCGAGGCAAACGGTGGCCGGCCATCGATCTCACGCGGGACTCGAGCGTTACGATCGATGATGGATCGAGCGCCGCCAACTGGACGGCGGGCGAAAATACCACGGTCACCAGCTCGGCAGGCGCCATCAACATCGCCGCATCCGGTGGCTCAGGGTCGGCCACGCGCACGTACAGCCCTGACCTGATGATCGGGCCGTTTCGCTACCTGCGCGCGCGGGCGAAAGGCACCGGAACCATTACGGTGACCATTCAAGGCAAGGCGTGGGAGTTTGCGCCTACCGCAAGCTTTGCCGACTACGACCTCGACCTTGCATGCGAGCAAAACGAAACGGCGGAAGTCGAACCGCGTGACTCACGGTTTCCGATCGAGAACCCCGGAGGCTTTCCGACCGCGACGCTCCCGCAAACCCCCTACTCCATGGGCTGGGGCGTGACCCACACACCTTCGATCGAGATTTCTGGCGTGCCAGACGGTTCGACGTTGGAGATTGATTCCATGCAGCTGGTCGCCCTGGACGGCAGTCGGTTTGACCTTCAAGGCCCATTCGCCCAGTTTGGGCCCGGTTGGACTAGTCCCAGCGACACGACGACGCTGCGCCCATGGCTCCACCTCACTCGCGACGGCCTGGTGAGCGACCTGCCGGACATGGCCTTGGTCACGCCCACCAGCGGCACCCCCAGCTACACGTGGTTTTCGATCAGCCAAGCCGCATCGATGGTTAGTCATTTTCCGGGGTACTCGGCCACCGCGCTGCCGGCTCTTCCCGACGGGTTCCACGGACCGGCTCTGGAGATGCACCACCTCGGCGGTGGAGGCGCGCTGTATGCTTACGCCACCCAAACCTGGACGGACCAGCTTGCGCGGACCGACGCGACGATCGACGCGCAGATGCTTTGGGACGTGATCGACATCTACCCTGGTGCGGGTCGCGGGGTTTGGGACGGTAGCAACACTTACGGCGCCATTCCGGTGGCCGCATCCAAGCAGTTCCGCGGCCGCGCCGAGGGCATCGTCTTTTCCTCCGATTCCACACCCTTGCCCGGGGCAACTGTAGCTGCATTCGAGGTCTTGGCTCCCCTGGTTGTGGCTGGGTCGGAATTGAGTGCATCGGACGGTGCGTACCGGACATTAGCCCCGTACGGGCGAGGCAACGTCGACCATCGAACGGAGCTGCGCTATGGTCCGTTGCCGTACCTTTTCAGTGACCAGCGCTGGCAGAACCGGGGCCGTTATCGCACGAGCTTTCGGGTGGGAGAAATCACCGAGTCGGGGGAAATGCATATGTGGTCCCGATCGGACGGTCCTACCTACACTCTCGTGGCGGGCGACGATCTGGTGCTGCGCCGCGACTGGCTCGGGTCGGTTGCGACCTGGACACTGCTCTCCTCGCCGGTGCAATCGGCACAAGGGGCCTGGCACCCGCAAGGACGCATCCTGATTGCCTACGTCCTGGACGGCGACGCGGACGTCCTATTCACGGAGTCGGCAGGGAATGAAACGGAGTTCGATGCGGCGATGAGTGTAGCGACCGGTACCCGGGTGGCCCTTGCCGTCGACCCCAAAACGGGATTCACTGCCTTGGCGGCCTACGACAGTGACCGCTGGAAGCTTTACGTTCGGGGACTATCCGGTGTTTTTGAGCCGGCGGGAGACATATTGATCGCTGACGAGGATGCGGGCGCGTTGGAATTCGACGCCAGCCCTTTACGCTTACTCCGCTTTGCGACCATCGTTGGCGGCTCGATTGAAATGCGCGTGTCGCCGAACTATGGGCAGACCTGGGAGGCAGTGTGATCATTGGCGCCGACGTCCAAGTGGCCGCCTGGGCGCCCATCGCGCGATTTGTCCGGGTCAAGAAACCCGCGTACGTCCTTTGCCACTTTCCGTGGGAGCCGAGCTCACCGGATGCGACCGGCCTCGTGAGCGACTACGGCCTGCAGATGATTGGCCCCGCCCCCCTGCGGGTGCCTCACAACCTGGACCTCTATCCCGATGCTTCCGGCTATGCCAGCGAGCGGTCGAAGGCCCTGGCCGCGGGCGGCTACGACACCAGCCTGCCGACGATCGACTTCAAGGTCACGACGGCTACCGGGATCGCGCAGATTCTTCCGATTTGGGGCGGCCAGTCGACCCGGTCATTGGGCATCTTTTTTGGCGCCGGGAGCTTTAGCGATGCAGGCGCCTCGACGCTGGTGACCGAATGCGCCGAGCCCATCAGCTGCCACGGGTTCTCGCTAACGGTCCAGGCACGTCCGCGGCCCGCGCGAATCCTGGCGGATGGTCCACTTGGCGGCTCGTCCGCCCCTGCGCTTGCCCCCAAAGTGTGGGCCGGCGTCGCCATCGGCAACGACGACGACCGGTTGTGGTGGCGTGTCGTCAGTATTGGCAACGGCGACTATCGAATCGAGCGCTCGGTGGACGAGACGCTGGATGACTGGGACCTTATCGAAACCGTTAGCCGACCCGACTCCAAGACGCCGCTGCTGGAAACCTACACCGATGGCCAGGCCGAGCCGACTCTCGACGTCGAGTTCCGACTGCATAGCGGGCGCCTCATTATTCGCGTCGTTGACCTGGGCCGGACGTTGACCTACGCCGAGGATCGAAGGGACTCCGGCGGTAGCCTCATCGCCCGTATTAATAGCGCGGCCGCAGGATCAGCTGCGTTTTCGGGGCTCAGCCTTTGGGCGGAGCCGCTCAAATGGCATCGAAACGGGACGTTTCGCTCCCCCGAAATTAGTGTCGGATTCGCACCGGGCGCCCTGGCCGGCCTCACCACAATCGCCGTGCCGGGATCAGCGGGGTCATACACCGTCACCCTCGACGAGCCAGAAAGTACGCTCGACCAGCCGACGATCAGCTTTGTGCTCGATACCCAAGGGCCTCTCGGCGGGACGTACCGCGGCACCGAATACTCGAACCTATGGGCCGGCTGGAGAGCGTTCTATTTGGCCTGGACGTCGGAAACCGCATCGAATCCGGATGCTCCCGCCTCTCTTGCTCCCGACACGGTGTCGGTACGCCACCGATTCAATCCCGCGTCTCTCCAGATCAATTCAGCAGTGAGCCTCGAGTTTCCGGCCAACCGCCCGGTGGTGCTTCCCGGAGGCGCCATCGATACTTGGGGCGCCTGGAGCCAGGCAAGAGGCCAAATTGCGCTCGAAATTGCGCTTCTGAGCACGGTCCATGGCAGCGGGACCGTGTTCACCGGTTACGGCCACAACGTCGGTGATACCGTCGGCCAAGAGGGTGGCGTCCGCTTTACCATGAGCGGGGTCGACCGGTCCGCGCAGCTGCAAAGCCCTCGGTGGGACCTGCCCTGGATGGACGGCTGGAACGTTTACTACGCGATCGCCTACCTTGCGCAGCTGGGCGGGGTCGACCGCAGCGACATGACGTTCGAAAGCCTGATTCCCCTTGAGCCCATTGGTCCCGGTGCCGATTTGGGCGACGGCGAAGGCGGACCTGCTTACTTTCTGCCCTACGGGAGCGGGGGGTCTGTCCTCACGCGGTTTTCCGGCATCGGCCTCTGGCAGGCCATGAGCAAGATCGCGCAGTCCATTGGTTTCATGCTGTTCTTTGGTGCCGATGGACGGCTGCAGTTTCGCCGTTTCCGGTTGCCGGTAGGCACAAAGCGCACCTACTATGAATCCGACCCAGAAGGTGGAGGATCAGGCGGATGCTGGTCGATCCAGGTACGCAAAGACCTGGGCGAGGTGCGCTCGCCGACAATCCTCGTTGGCATTGACGCATTTGCGCCACTGTGGGACCCGATTTTGGAGCGCCGCGAAGATGTGGGTGTCACAGACGACCCTCTGGCCGACAACCACTTGGGGTACTCGAACCCCACCGTCTGGGTAGACGCCCAGTTTGCCGCACCAGGATTCGCCGAGGAGGCCGCCGATGGCATCCACATCACCGCGCGCACCCCGGGCCTCGACGCGCGCCTGACGACTTGGCTGCAACCGGACATTTTCCCCCTCGATGTTGTAGCCGTCTACGCGCCGCGGTTTGGCCTATTCAATGAGCGGCTGATGGTGATCGACGTTGCGCACCAAGTAACGAGGTCGATCGGCACCTCGACCATCACGGCCCGGCGCGTCCCCGAATGACGCATCGCTGGGCTCGCGACAAGGAGGCCCTGCCGCGGCCGTTCTTTCGCCGGCTGGTTACCTCGATGCGCTGGGAGACCGACATGAAACCCATCGCGGACCTGGTGAATTACGTCCCCCATGACCGCGCGCTGGAAGTCCATTGCGATCGCAGTCGGTTTCGCGCCCTGGCAATGGGCCGCCGTTGGGGCAAGACCACCATGTGTGCTTTCGAAAACGTTTGCGTTGGTGCTTTTGGCGGCTGGGGCCTCATGGTCGCACCCACGTACTCGATGGCCGAAAATCTCTTTGAGGAGACCCTACGTATGGTCATGATGCCCGGTTTTCGCCCACTGGTTTCCAGCTACACAACGGCGGAAGGCAAGCAAACGATCAACTTTCACACGGGCGGTCGGGTGCTTGTACGATCGAGCGCAAACCCTAAGTCCTTGGTCAGCCGCGGATTTGATATGGTTACCTTCGATGAGGCGGCCAAGGAGCCCAGCGCAGAAGTGTGGTACGCCAGCCTGCGTCCGACGCTTGGCGACCGACTTGGAGCTGCTCTTTTCCCCAGTACACCTCAGGGCGCCAATTGGTTCAAGGAAATCTTTGATCTAGGGACGACTCAGACTCCGGGCTATCGATCCTGGCAGATGGCCAGCTATTCAAGTCCCTATTTGGTGCTCGAGGAATATGAAGCAGCTCGCCTCAGCACTCCGCATGATCTCTTTCGGCAAGAGTGGGACGCCGAGTTCCTCGATTCGGTGGGCACGGTGTTCAAGGGCTACCAGCACGTTGCAACGTCGATCTGGCAGGAAGCCCCCGATCCGCGCCACCGCTACGTTTTGGGCATCGACATCGCTCAAGTGCACGACTACACCGTGGTCGCGGTCTTCGATTTGAATGAACGCCGTTTTGTTTGGATGGACCGTTTCAACCAGCTCGATTATCCAGAACAAGAGCGAAGGTTTGCGATGATTTCAGAGCGCTGGAACCGGGCGCCGGTAGTGATCGACGCCACCAACAACGAGGCGGTAGCGCAGCATCTTTCCGACCGGATCACGTGGGCGACGGTCGATGCGTACCGATTCACGACGCTCTCGAAGGCGGATTCGGTCAACGAGCTCGCCGTCGCGATTCAGTGCGCTGAAGTCCAATTGCTAAGCCGAGAGACGCCCCTAGGAGCATATGCACTTACGGAATTTGGCGCCTACCAGTACCAGCGAACCGCTTCCGGGCGAGTCACCATGTCCGCTCCGCTCGGGAAGCACGACGACGTCGTTATGGCCTGCGTGCTGGCCTACCAAGGGGCGCTGCGCCTTACCGGAGCTGTCCCGCTGTCTACGCCGAGTGGTGTGCAGCGTGCCATTCCAACAATTAGTGGTCGCTACTCCTCGGCTCCTCGGGTACGGCGACGCTAA